GAGAAAGCGTTAACACCTACACAGAAGCAACAACGTGCTGCCGAATTTGCCGTTTATAATACACAACTTATAAATGGCGGTGCATTGTTAGATACTGCTCCACCTATAGCACAACAAGGTGTAGGTAGAGTTGCCATGATGTATAAGGGCTTTGGCATCATGATGTACTACAATATGTTTAAGACAGCCAGATCACTTGTCAAGAATGCTTATACTAATCCCGAAGAACAAAGGATAGCTTTTAGGCAACTTGTAGGTATGGTAGGTTCCTCCTTGTTTTTAGCAGGGGTCGGAGGGCTACCTATGTATGGCATAGTTACCATGATAGCTGACCTGTTCTTAGATGACGATGAACTAGACGCAGATACCCTTGTGAGAATGTACGTAGGTGAAGGGTGGTACAAAGGGGCCGTTACTGCAATGTCAGGTGCTGACGTGTCTACACGTATTGGACTATCTAATTTACTATTTAGATCCAACCCTTACCAAAAAGAATGGTCACCAGAAGTGTTTACTTACGAATTGCTTCTTGGTCCAGCGGGTAGTGTAGGTAGGCAGTTATATAATGGGTTCAAAGAAATCATGTCAGAAGATGGTAACATGGGTAGAGGTATAGAAAATATGTTACCAGCCTCAATCAGAAATGCACGTAAAGCATTTAGGTACACAGAAGACGAA